GATAACAAATAGCTATGTCTTTGTTTTTAGTTACCCATGCTCGGCACTTGCTATCCCAAATACCATACCTTGTAACCTCTTGGGCTTGGCCTTTGTGATAGTAGGTAATTTTAAACCACCGAGAATTTTGCAAGTGGTGTGTCATGTGATCTAGTGTGACGATGTTGTATTCGTCATCTCTGATTATTGATTGATACATTTTTAAAACCCTCCTCTATTTCTTTCTGTTTAATTAAATCATCATGCTCTGTGATCTTATGTTGTTTTAATTTTTGTTTAATTAATGATAGCGTAAAGAATTTGGCTCTCTTATTAACCAAGTTATCAAAGTTTTTAAACTTACCATATTTCATAAAGTAGGTGGCTTCTCTACCTGCTGGTTTTACGATATTTTCTCTAACCATATCTGTTAAACCTCCCACTGCTGATTTTTTTCTCATTATTTATCCTTTCTAAAATGTGGGGGGCTTTCGCCCCCCTGTCGATTAATTAACTACCTCGACTACTTGATAAGAAATCGGACTTCTACTTTCGTTGTTTTCGTCTGCTTCCTCATTTAAATTTCTTGCTAAATTGTCAGCAAGTTCTTTATTCTTACTCCACCTCTCTACAATATAACTAGGTGATAGTGTATTGTATTCAGTCTTTCTTACTATAAGGTACATCATTCGCCCTCCCCTTGTGCGTCTAGAAATTCCTCTAGCCTTTGTTCTGATATTGAGAATTCAACATCAAGTCTTTCTTGTGTTGTTTTCCATACATCAACAACCGAATTACTTTCGCCATGTTCTTGTATGAATTCATTTAAGGTCATGTGTTCTGCGTCTTCTTGCATACCCAATAACCAATCATTAGTTTTACTCATTGTTATTCTTTCTGTTAGTTAATTAATAACATCACACTACAAAATATTTTCCCATAAATCTATATAAATATTTTCTTTTATGTATTTTTCTGTGGATAACTTTGTACATATCTAGTATGTATCAGACTGCTACATACTAAATGTGGGATCACCTAAATTTTTCTGTGGATAACTTTATTTTTTTCTTGACACAACATGTAGTAGGTCGGATAGAGGTACCATACTAAATCTTGTGCCCTTGCGGGCCCACCCACCCCCACCCCCCTTTTTGTAGGATAGGGATCCTATATGTCTATATATAGTTTGATTTGGACGTAGATATGTGTTATTTTCATTTTCACTTTGACTAAAATAAAAAAGTGCAAAATTTTTTATAAAATTTTTTCAAAATGCTAACACCAGAACAAATAAAACAACTCCCACCTGACACTCGTAAAGATTACTTAAAAACAATGCTTCTTGTAGAAGAGAAGAAAAAAGAACAAGCAATCAAAGATGATTTTTTAACTTTTGTAAAACACATGTGGCCAGAATTTATTGAAGGTGAACATCATAAGATTATGGCGGAGAAATTTAACAGAGTTGCGCGGGGCGAGCTCAAACGATTAATTATTAACATGGCGCCAAGACACACTAAGTCAGAGTTTGCATCAAACTATTTACCGGCATGGATGATTGGTAATCAACCTGATTTAAAAATAATTCAAGCAACTAATAATGCCGAACTTGCAGTACGATTTGGTCGTAAAGCAAAAGGACTCATGGAACAAGATGAGTATAGAGAAATTTTTGACACTAGATTGCGTGAAGATTCTAAAGCTGCAGGTAAATGGGAAACGGACCAGGGCGGTGAATATTATGCAGCAGGTGTTGGCGGAAGTATCACGGGCCGTGGTGCGGACTTATTGATAATTGATGATCCACACTCGGAGCAAGATGCTATGAATATGGCGTCGTTCGATCGGGTTTATGAATGGTACACTTCAGGACCTCGGCAACGACTGCAGCCTGGGGGCAGGATAATTGTGGTGATGACACGGTGGAACGTTGCTGATCTAACAGGTAAACTCCAACGTGCACAAAAAGAACCAAAAGCAGACCAATGGGAAGTAATCGAGTTTCCAGCCATACTTCCAAGCGGGAAACCGGTGTGGCCGGGGTATTGGAAACTAGAAGAGCTTGAAGCAGTGAAAGCATCAGTAAGTATACTAAAATGGAACGCACAATACCAGCAGAATCCCACAGCTGCAGAAGGCAGTATTATAAAACGCGAATGGTGGCAAGTGTGGGACAAAGACGAGCCGCCACCGCTACAACATGTTATACAGTCTTATGATACAGCTTTTATGAAAAAAGAAACGGCTGATTACAGTGCTATAACCACTTGGGGTATATTTACACCACAAGACGGCGCACCTAATATAATTTTGCTTGACTCTTTTAAAGAAAGACTAGAGTTTCCTGAACTTAGACAGAAAGCTAAAGAACAATACGATTATTGGAAGCCAGAAACCGTAATTGTAGAGGCTAAAGCTTCGGGCTTGCCTTTAACGTATGAATTGCGTAAACTAGGTATACCTGTTATTAACTTTACACCAAGTAAAGGAAATGATAAACATACTAGAGTAAACTCGGTAGCGCCGTTGTTTGAGTCAGGAATGGTTTGGGCACCGGATACTAAGTTTGCAGAAGAGGTGATTGAGGAGTGCGCTGCATTTCCATTAGGCGAACACGATGACTTAGTGGATAGTATGACTCAAGCTGTAATGAGATTTAGACAAGGTGGCTTTGTTGAACATCCTGATGACTACGAGGATGACCCATTGCCAGAACACATAAGAACATATTACTAAGGTGGTAAATAATGGCAATTGATAAAGTAAACGATTTAACTAAAACAGTTAACGTCATCGACCCTTCCATAGAAGTGTCAACTCCCAAAGAAGAATTAGAAATTGAAATGTTAGAAGACGGTGGGGCTGAGATTGATTTAAACCCAAACCAAAATGTTGAACAAGAAATTCCACACGAAGCAAATCTAGCAGATTATATTAACGAAGACGAACTTGGTTTAATTACTAACGATCTAACACAAACCTATGAAGACTATAAAGCCGGTCGTAAAGATTGGGAAGATACTTATACCAAAGGTTTAGACTTATTAGGTTTTAAATATGAAAACAGATCAGAACCATTTCAAGGTTCCAGTGGCGCTACTCACCCGGTGCTAGCAGAATCTGTTACACAGTTTCAAGCTTTAGCTTATAAAGAATTATTACCTGCAGCAGGACCGGTAAGAACACAGATTATTGGTGCAATAAATCCAGAGTCTGAAAAACAATCGGCACGTGTAAAAGATTTTATGAATTATCAGTTAATGGTAAACATGAAAGAATACGAGCCAGAGTTTGATCAAATGTTATTTAATTTACCTCTTGCAGGATCAACATTTAAGAAAATTTATTTTGACGATGTACTAGGACGTACCGTTTCTAAGTTTGTACCTGCAGAAGATTTAGTAGTCAGCTATAATGCTACTTCACTAGAAGAAACTGATTGTATTATTCACGTTATTAAAATGTCTAAAAACGATTTGCTAAAACAAATGCAAGCTGGTTTTTATTCTGATATAGAACTTGGTGATGCTAGTTATGGCGTTACTAATGAAGTAGAAGAGAAAAAAGATGAAATTGAAGGTGTTGTAAAAACCGGGGACCACGAACTACACACACTTTACGAATGTCATACAGAACTAGATCTAGTTAGTTTTGAAGACAAAGATGATCAAGGAGCGCCGACCGGGATTGCATTACCATACATTGTAACCATACATGAAGAGTCAGATCAAATTTTATCTATTAGAAGAAACTACGCCGCACAAGATCCAATTAAAAAGAAACAAGAATACTTTGTGCATTTTAAATTTTTACCAGGACTAGGATTCTATGGATTCGGTCTGATACATATGATTGGTGGTTTATCAAGAACTGCTACATCTGCTCTACGACAACTACTTGACGCCGGCACCTTGTCAAACCTACCTTCCGGATTCAAGCAAAGAGGAATTAGAGTACGTGATGAAGCTCAGCCGTTGCAGCCGGGTGAGTTCCGCGATGTTGATGCGCCTGGTGGAAATCTTCGTGACGCTTTTATGCCACTACCGTTTAAAGAACCATCACAAACTTTACTTAGCTTAATGGGTGTTGTGGTACAAGCCGGTCAACGGTTCGCGTCTATTGCTGATATGCAAGTGGGTGACGGTAATCAGTCCGCTGCTGTTGGTACGACTATGGCACTCTTGGAACGCGGATCGCGGGTTATGTCTGCTATTCACAAGCGTTTATATGCAGCGATGAAATGTGAGTTTATGTTATTAGCAAAAAACTTTGCAACTTATCTACCACCAGTTTATCCATACGATATTGTTGGTGGCAACAGACAAGTTTTTGCAACTGACTTTGATGACAGAATTGATATTATTCCGGTTGCAGATCCAAATATCTTTTCGCAAACACAAAGAATTACAATTGCACAAACAGAATTACAAATGGCAATGTCAAATCCACAAATACACAATTTGTATCATGCTTATAAACACATGTATGAGGCACTTGGGGTTAAAGATATTGATACGTTGCTACCACCACCAATGCCACCACAACCTTTAGATCCGGCAAGTGAAAATATTTTAAGTTTAAACGCTAAAAAGTTTCAAGCTTTTCCAAAACAAGACCACCAGGCGCATATGCGGGCACATTTACAGTTTATGGGTACTACTATGGTGCGAAATAACCCTAAAGCACTAGGTATGTTGCAGCAAAACTGTATGGAACACATAAATTTAATGTCTGGAGAGCAAATTGAAGTAGAATTTGCCGAAGAAATTGCACAATCACAGCAAATGTCACAACAAATGCAACAAATGGCACAACAATTAGGCCCACAAGCGCAGCAAAACCCTCAATTAATGGAAATGCAGAAGCAAATTGAGCAAATGGCTGTAGCTATGGAGGCTAGAAAAGCACAATTAGTCGCTGAGTTTATGGAAGATTATGCAAAAGCAGAAAAAGAAGTTTTAAATCAGATTGAAAATGATCCGTTATTAAAATTAAAAGATCGAGAGCTAAATATTAAAGCACAAGAAGAACAACGTAAAGAAGAAGAGGCTGAAAATGACTTAGCCCTTGAACGTGCTAAAATGTTGCAAAATCGTGACCTTACAGAAACTAAAATTGCAGAAAATGACAAACATCAAAAACTTAGAGCTGCAGTCTCTTTAGCGAAAAGCGGTATAAGCGGAATGCAGGCCAATATTAAAGAGCAAAATTAATGGCAGTAGAAGACTACATCGGGGGCATAGGCGGTCTAATGACAATGGCGGCTTTGTTCGCAGGTAATCAACAAAATAAAGCTAACCAAGCTTTAATGGATTTATTTAATCAAGACGAAGAAGAAAGCACCGCTATTGTACCGGATGCTACCGGAACTATAGAAACTATGGGTGACGATCAAAAATCGTATCAAGTTTCAGACCCCGCTAGAGACTATGCTGATTTAACCACACTTGCAGAAGAAGATTTTATAGAAGACCCGGACGCCTACAATCCTGCTAGGTTTGTTCCTGGCTATACCGGTGGTATAGATGTCGGAAAAGTTACCGAACAAATATTAGAAGGCGGCGATGCTGTAGCTGATTCTGTTACCGCAAGTTCAGCATTAGCGGCAGCATTAGATAAATACTATGGAAAATCAAAAAAACTTAGTAAATTTATAGTACCATTCGTTGGTAGTAAAGCCTTTGCTCCTGTTGCCGGGTATCAGGCTGCACAAGCCGGAGACGCAGTAATTGATGTTGTGTCTGATTCATTAGAAAATATGAATGACCCACGAAATTTTGTTGATCTGTACTATAAACCTGAAACTGCTTCTGGGGATAGTAATTATAATATTGATAAATCTATGGACCAATTAAGCAGTGTTATAGATACCTTACCTGACGATCATCCATACAAACAAACTGATATGTATAAAAACAGTATATTAAATCCTGAGTTTGATAATTCATACGCAGCCGGACAACGTGCTTTAGACGCAATAGGTTTGTCATTACCTTTAACTAATTATGAAGAAGACAGAAATTTAAATATCGATGATCAAGAAATAAATTACGCAAATCCTTATTCTGAAGTTGATGCTGCTGGTAATAAATTTTTTCCATTAGGTTTAGAGATTGCAGATATAATGCAAGAAAACACAGCACCCGTTCCAGGGTTAGAATTATCTAATTCAAAATATAATGATGCAGCTGCTAACCAAGCTTTAAAAGAAAGATTAATAGCTGACAATACAACTTATAATGATTTATTAAATCAAGGCAAAGATACTTATGATTATAGAAATATAGTAAAAGTACCAGCAGAAGCAGGTAATTTAGGTTTTTATAGTACTAACGATGAATTAATAGGTCTGGGTGTTGACAGTGATACGGGTGAAATTAGAGACTCTAGTCCAAGTAATGTTATTTTACACGAAGCATTACATCAAGCAGATTTAGGTAATGACGGTCCTGAAGAACTAGCTGTTAGACAATTAGTATCAGAAGTGCTTCAAGAACCAGATAAATATGCTGATCTATTACAAGATATTTCTCAAATGAGCGAAGCAGAATTAATTGAGTATTTAAAAAAACGTAAAAAAGAAGGTAAAAAAGATATACCTGATATTTACTTAGAAAACTTAAGAGGCGGTAATCTTAGTCTTGAGGATGTAATGTCCGGGCTTGAAGATTCAAACTTTAATTTAAGTAGGAATTTTGAAGATACCTTTGCTAACACTTTTAACATGGGTGGACGCGTACAACACAGTCAATTACCCCCGGAACGCGGACCGATGGCCGGTGGTGTTGGGTCGTTATTTAAACAAAAATAATGAAAAAAGAAAAGAAAATCAGTAAAGTAATGCGAGAATATAAATCTGGTAAACTTAAATCTGGTAAATCTAAGAAAAAAGTGGTAAATAGGAAACAAGCTATTGCTATCGCACTAAGCGAAGCAGGCGTAAAAAAGAAAAAACGGAGGTCTAAATGATCGAATCTTTAAAAGCAAAATGGACTGCACTAAGCGTTAAGAAAAAAATTATCGCTGGCGTTGCAGTTGCAATAATTATAATCGCAATTATTTCATAATTAATGGGACCATTACTTTCACTTCTACCGACGGTATTAAAAACTGGCGCTAGTGT